TTGCATTTGATCGATACCGACAACGTGCAGGCAATAGTTCTGAAGAATCCTACTATTTCCTTCATATTTTATACGAAACAAATCAGTATACACTTCCAGACGAAATCGTTCAGGTGCGCGGAATTTATCGCAGAGGCTTAGGTGAAACACAAGGTGGCACATACTTGGATCCATTCTCGCTTGCCTATACAAATTTATATCTATTACAAGCCGGCGCTGGCGGCGGTTATTCTGCAGGATTGTTAACGTATGAGTTGTTTAACGAATATCTAAAGCAGGCCGGACGCATGTTCGGTGCTTATATTAACTATACCTTTAATCCAGTGACAAAAGTTCTACAGCTTGTTCGCAAACCAACTGGAGGAGAAACAGTTGTTCTTTGGTGTCAACGTATACGTGTTGACGACGAACTACTTCAAGATCCGTTTATTAGACCTTGGATAAGATCATACGCCTTAACTTGGTGTAAAACACAACTTGGCGAGGCCTATAGCAAGTTTAATACCATAGTCGGACCGGGCGGCGGCACAACCTTAAAAGGTGCTGAAATCAAGCAAGAAGCTATAGCAGAGCGCGAAGCTTTGGAGCGAGAACTTGATTTGTATATAGACGAAAGCAGCCCACCGCTTATTGTTATTGGTTGACCTTATACAATTTTTGTGTTATTTTCGCAAAAATTAGCTCACAACGCCGAGGAACAATTATGACAGAGTTAGCAGTATACGTGCTGGTTCGGGACTTGATCAGCATGAATCCAGGAAAAGCGATGGCCCAAGTACACCATGCTGGTGTCCAAATGATGGGAAGATACGCTAGCCATCCGTTGGTTAATGAATACATTGACGCAGGCATGACGTCAGGTGCCAGTTGGTTCAACACCACGTTGGTATTACGTGTAGGGGATGGAATCATCGGAGATATTGTTATGAAACTAACGGGTCTGCCCAATGTACTATGCGGATCGGTAGTTGATCCGAGCTATCCATTTGCAGCTGATTCAGAAATGGCAACCTTGTTAGAACGTGATCCTCGAATTACTCGTGTAAAAACACTTGATAATGGCATGGTGTTGCTTACTCGAGAAGAACTTACATGTGCTTGGTTCTTAGGCGACCGTAACGATCCAAACTTTTGTAATCTATTTTCGGGATTTCCACTTCATCCATAAACTGAAAAAATAGCTTTAATCCCTTCGTCGGTTATGTCTCGGCTACCAATGCCGGCGTATCTGCCGTGGGGAACAGGCGGTTTATCAATTATCTGCCATGTTTCCCACCATTGCATCCATTTGTTAGATATCATATCATAAAAATACAATTCGCACTCTTTAAGAGTTCTATCAGCATACCACCTATCAACGAACATTTGTGCAGCCCAACAAGTCCCTCCTGATATTTTAAGGGCTCCTTTGTCGTCTGGTAAAAGGTTAGCTACTGCATACACACGCTCGCTGTATCTGACTTGAAAGTGATTTCTACGTAACAAATTGTTTACAACAGGATTTTGACTGGGCCACCGCCGACGCATGCTTTTGGCCGCAGTTTCGACATATAGATTGGCTTCGTTAAGTTCTGCTGTTGTAAGCTTTTTACTATGTGTGTCGTCAACTGGTCGATACCCTTGAAACGTAAAATGTATCAATTCGTGACCGGCGTTTACTGCCATTAGGCCCCAGGCATGATCGGCACCCTTGGCACCTCCACTAAAGCAAATTGGTTTCAAAATAATGCATCCACTTGTTGATGTAATTGCGTAATAGTTTCATTGTTATCAATGCAACTAAATGGACCTTGACTTACCCACATGTATTCACTCGAATGTACAGTAGGATAGATACCTGGCATAGAATCGGGCGTATGCAGAGCACAGTTGTACCAAGTTGGAAGCTCGCCGCGTTTTACCCATATCAACATACCGTTATTTTCTCGAATCATTTTAATCTCGTTTGGAAATCTCACATCTGTAATAACAACATTCCGAGAAGTTTGTTTTATTTTATGTTCAAGACTTGCAATCCATATATCGTCAAAAAACCGATCACGTAACACATTGGTGCCCAAGTGTTGTAACACCCACCTGGGTGTAACCGTGCGTCCCATTTTTTTTGACCAATATATGTCTGGTTCTTCTCGCCATATTCTGCTTTGACTGGTAGATCCTTCTATCATGTCTCTCGGCCACCCAAATATTGCCGAAATGGCGTCTTTTAGACTTTCTGCAAAACTAGCAGATTGAAATCCGTGAGAATTTACCAAATGATTGCCGACGGTATTTTTACCACTGCCAATAAAACCTAAAATGCCTACAATTTTTTGTGTCATCTGTGTAGTTTGTATGATAGCGAATTGGTTAATCAACATATCCGTTGCAAAATCTAGCAAGTTTTACAAGGTTATTGATAAATAGATTTACAACAAAACATATTCATGTCGAGGTAAATCATGTCAGGTACACTAGTTTCTCCGGGCGTAAAGGTAAGCATTGTTGACGAGAGCGCGTATGCCGCATCTGGTCCAGGAACGGTCCCGCTGATCGTTATAGCAACCGCTTCCAACAAGCTTGCTCCCGGTAGCACTACAACAATTGCTCCAGGAACACTAGCCGCTAATGCTGGTAATCTTTATCTTATTACCAGCCAACGTGATGCATTGCAAACTTTCGGAAATCCAACATTTTACAGCTCAGCTGGTAGCGTTCAATATAATAATGAATTAAATGAACTGGGATTATTTACACTTTATACATATCTCGGTGTTGCCAACAACGCCTATGTAATACGTGCCAATGTAGATCTCGATCAACTTATTCCTAGCACAACAGCACCAACTGGACCAACTAAAAACGGCACATATTGGCTAGACCTTGCAAGCACAACATGGGGAATATTCCAAAGCAATGGAAATATTAACCCAGCTTATGCATGGCAGTCACAAACACCACTTGTTATTGCAGACTCAACAAAGCTTCGCCGCTTTGTACAAGGGTTTGGCACAACACCAATTACATCCGGGTCTGCTAGTTGCATAACAATCTCGGGTAACTTGGTTATTAACAACGTTGCAGTTGCTATGCCTCTTGGTATTAGCATTTCGCAAGTGGCCAGCAACATCAACACAAGTGTGTCTCTGCAATTACTTGGCATTTCTGCTACAGTCTATATACGTCCAGGAAAATACAGCAAAACATCCAGTGCCTACGGCGATATATTTGATTTAAGAATAATCAGCGACGATTATACGCAACCAATTACACTAGCAGGGTCAACTCCCAGTGTGCTAACTAACCTTGGATTTACAGCTGATCCAGAAAATCATGTACATCCAGTAAGCGGTTACGGAATAGCTGGTAATTATGCAGTAAACACACTGGAAAATGCCGATGGGTTGTATTCAAACAGCATATTCCAGCAGATAACTATTACAAGCAGCTCAACAACTACAAATTGGTGGTTCCAGGTTGGAACAACAGAGATTGAAAATCCAGGATTTTCTTGGCAGGGCGCTGTTCCAACAGTGCTAACCGGCAATGTTCCAAATCCAACACTAGTAGCTGGCGAGCAGGCAACCATACAGATTGGCGCAGGATCTATACTAACGGTATCTGTCCCATCAGCTCCAAACAATACACTAGCCGGATTTGTAGGAGCAATTAATACCCAACTAAACAGTGGATCCGGTACAAATGCCGTTGCCTCGATAACAACACAAGGCGGGTTAAACTATCTAACAATTACTAACTACGACGCAACACAAATATATCTCAAAGACTTAAGTGATCAATACGGCGGCAGCACACCGTGGGAAGACTGCGGATTATCTCCTACAAACACATATTGGGGCAGCGTCACAGGCTCTATTAGCAATCCAACTTATGTGGCATCTACACTAGAAACACAATCTGCTTCTGTTGTAGCTCCTGGATCTGCATATCTAGTAGGTGACCCGCTAACAGTATCAGGCGGCACAGCCGCAACTGCAACCGTATTAACCGTAAGCAGCTTGCAAGTAGTTGGAGCTAATCCAAACGCACCTGGGTCGGGTTATCGTGTTAATGACACACTGACATTTGGCAGTAATGATGCTAACTATACTTCAACTGTTATTGTCACAGTCGATGCAATTAGCGGTGGCGGCGGCATTACAGGTGTTACAATTACGCAAGCCGGTCAATTTACAGGAGTTACTCCGCCTACCACAAATACATCAGCTTCTGCAACCAGTGGATCTGGTATCGGAGCAACAATTGATTTAACATGGGGCGTTAATACAGTTGCTGTAACAACTCCAGGAAGCTATACGGTATATCCAACTAACCCTGCATCAATAACTGGCGGCAACGGAGTTGGTGCAACATTTAATCTAGTATCAACATGGTTGCAAAGCACAAGCTTCAGCATAACACTACCAGGATTAACCCCGACCATAATTCATATACCTGCACTAACAGGAGTTGAATCAGCTGTAACGGTTGCTGACGTGGTAGCAGAGATCAACTCTGTTTATCCATCTGGTCCAATTGTAGCGTCAACTGTTAACAATCAGTTAATAATCACTAACAACAACGGCACTGCGTTTACTCTTGAAGATTTACGCGGTAGTCCGCTTGCAGCATCTGGTATTGCAGCAGGTGTAACATTTGCACGCACAATGGTATACCAAGGCTATTCACCATCGTTAACAGTGCCAGGCCAGTTGTCACAACTGGCTGCTAACAACGTATGGTTGAACACAACACCAGCAGGAATGGGTACAAATCTTGTTGTGAAAGAATATGTCAGCGGCGAATGGATAGTTCAAAACACTGTACCAAACACAGGCACAATACCTCTTTACAGCACTACATCAGCAGCAGATGCTGCGTTCGGTGGTCTAAAAGGCATTGGTAGCATATTTGGTCAGTACAACTACTACGGACTAAGTCCGGCAGTTGGTAATATTGTTTTACAGCGTTGGAACGGCTCTTCGTGGGAAGCACTAGACTATGTTCCAGGCTTGTTGGCACCAAATGGCCCGCCAGTAAACGGGACACTGTGGTACAACACTGCATTACAAGTGGATATTATGGTAAACAACGGTCAACAGTGGCTGGGTTATCGTAACTTGTATCCAGGAACTGATCCAAATGGCCCAATACTAAGTTCGGCACGGCCTGCTACACAAAGCACCGGCGCTGCACTAGTAGACTATGACATCTGGGTCAACACCGATGTAACACCATACCCTGCAATTTATCGTTACAACGCAATAACAGGCACCTGGACACAAATTGACAACACAAACCATGTTGACAGCGCTGGCATAATATTTGCTGATGCTCGTGCTACTGCAAACGGTCAAGTTTCCGGACAAACTGCTGAATCTGTAATGGTTCTAAGCAATTATGTTGACCCAGACGCTCCAGATCCTCTGCTGTATCCTCCATACATGCTGCTGTTCAACACACGTTACAGTACATACAATGTTAAACAATGGGTAGTAAACTATTTCCCACAAAATTACAATACTATCTATCCAACAGATGTATGGGTTACATTTAGTGGTAATGCGCCAGACGGTTCGCCGTACATGGGTCCTGCAGCACAGCGAGCAGTTGTTGTTAATGCTCTAAACGCAGCATTGGTTGATAGCACAGATGCCCGTGCATCTCAGAACTATTTTAACCTAATTTCAACACCTGGTTATCCAGAATGTATTGCAGAGATGGTTAACCTAAATGTGGATATTAACAATGTTGCGTTTGTAGTAGGTGACACGCCGTCAACTCTGTTGCCAACCGGAACAAGCATACAAAATTGGGCTACAAATGCTGCTAATGCTGCAACTGACAGCGATGTCGGACTTGTTACCCATAGCTCGTATCTAGGACTGTGGTATCCATGGGGCTTTACTCCAGATCTGCAAGGCAACAACGTAGTTGTGCCGCCGAGCTTGATTGCACTAACAACCATTGCCTACAGCGACTCTGTATCTTATCCTTGGTTTGCACCAGCAGGATTTAACAGAGGACTGGTAAGTTCTGTATCAAGTGTAGGGTATCTGACATCGGCTGGAAGTTATGTTCCAGTAACACTAAACCAAGGACAGCGTGATGTTCTGTACACAAATGACATAAATCCGATTGCATATATGCCAGGACGTGGACTAGTGGTATGGGGACAAAAGACTTTAGACCCTGTGCAAACAGCACTAAACAGAATTAACGTTGCTAGATTGGTAAACTATCTATCTTGGAACCTCAATAACCTTGCACAGCCATTCTTGTTTGAGCAAAACGATTCTACCACTCGTGCAAACGTAACAGCAGTGTTTATGTCGTATCTACAGACACTTGTAGGACTTCGTGCTCTTTATGACTTCTCGGTAATTTGTGATAGTAGCAACAATACTCCAGCTACAATTGATGCCAACCAGTTGTGGATAGATATTGCTATACAACCAGAAATTGCTATTGAATTCATTTACATACCTGTTAGAGTATTGGCAACTGGTACGCCGTTACCAAAAACTGGACAATAATATTGATACAAGATTAAGGGAGCACTTGCTCCCTTTTTCTTTGATTGAGTTTTCGGTGTCAACAGTTGACGAAGAACAGGCACTTGGTTTAACTGTTTCGTCATTGTCTACTAATATTGGTTTTATTTTGGCACAACTTTCAGACGAATCACAAACTTGCATATTTTGATGTGTCTACCAAAATAACAAATGCGAACATGTCTTTAAAAATCAAAAACATTTCGCAAATGATCTACGGACAAATTGGTCATGCTTGATATTATAGTGTCAGACACTAACTATACAGCGTTTTTGGCGAAAATTTATAAAATAATGACATAAAATCAACAAGTTACTATTCTCTAACGTAGTGTTTTGCCTGCAGTTAATTCTACTGCAAAGTTGCCTAACCCCGTGTAAAATCCTCCGCAAAATATGGTACGATTTTTAAAATTGCGATCTGGAATAAATAAGTTAACAAACACGGAGGTTATATTATGGCTACCCCAGTCCCACCAGTAAACTTAAATGCACCGACTGTAAATCGCTATGGCGTACCAATGCCAAACGATTTTGGCATTGGTATCCTTATGCCAAAGCTAAAGCATCGCTTTAGACTACGAACATATGGGTTTGGCGTCGGTGCAACACAAAATACATTTACACAGCAAGTTGTAACCTCAGGTCGTCCAAATATACAGTTTAACAACACACCGCTGCATAGCTATAACAACATTACATATATTGCACAAAAGCCTGAATGGCAAACTATTGAAATCACTCTACGTGACGATATAACTAACTGGATTACCTCTATGGTAAGTGCTCAACTACAAAAACAGATGAACCATTATACACAGTCAGCTGCTGCTGCAGGTGTTAATTACAAGTTCTCAATGAATATTGATACACTTGATGGTACTGTTAAAGGAACCAATGATTCTGTATTAGAAAGCTGGTATCTAGAAGGATGCTATCTTGAACAAGTTGCTTATGACTCGCTAGATTACAGCAGTTCTGATGCTGTTATGATTACATTAACTGTGCGCTATGACAATGCCACACAAGGCGATGAAGAAAAACTATCATATCCCAGCAACTTTACAGGAGCTAACAATTCAAGCGGCAACGCCGGGAGCGGCAACGCCGGGGGTTAACATTCTATAATAATCTCCGTAAATAAAAACGGCACGCGAGCGCCGTTTTTATTGGATAAATACCTGTATGGTTCAAAGTAATCCTACATTTTTCTTACGTTCGCCGCGAACTGCTTCGCGGGCATT